CGACTGGCATGTCGAGCACGACGGTGAGGAGCACAACGACCCGCACGAGCGGGCTGCGCTCATGGATGAGCACAACACTGAGCAGCTTGAGAACCACGACTTGCTGTTCGCTAACGAGCCGTTCTGATGCTCGTGCTGGCTGCTGTGGGCGGTGCCGTTGTTGGGTTCGGCATCGCTCGCAGCGTCACCTACGAACGTTGGGTGCGTGACCGCCGTGACCGTGCGGCCATCGCTCAACGTCAACGAATCAACGATCACTTCAACCAAACAAGGAGGGTCCAGAATGCTGGACGTACAGAAAGAGTGGATGGACAACCAGATCCGTCTGCGTGACGAAGCAGGGCCGAAGCCCACAGCTTTCAATACACCGTTCAGGGTGTCCGATGCGGGTGCTTGCATCCGCAAGCGCACATTCAGCGCTCACAACGCAATGGAGTCCGAGGAGTTCTCGCCTCAGACCTACATGGCTTTTGAGATCGGCAACGCCATCCACAAGTCCATTCAGGACGCGTTGGATTGCGACGGCAACGGCTGGTATTTCGAGGCTGAGGTGCCGATTGACCTGACCGAGGTCAGCAAGAAGGTCGGGCACGGCGTCGAGGAGTTTGGCCTGTCGGGTCACTGCGACGGCATCATCACGCAGAACGGCTCGGGCATCAAGACGATCGTTGAGATCAAGACGGTGAGCGGGTACGCAGCGAAGCTGGCGTGGCCGTACATGCGAGGCGGCAAGGGCGGCAACGACGCAGGCCCGAAGCGTGAGCATGTCGCCCAGGGGACCCTGTATGCGCTCGGCATCGAAGCCGAGTCGATTCTGATTGTGTACGTTGCGAAGGAAGGCGACTACCGGGCAGGCATCAAGGCTGGCGACATCATGCAGTGGGAGTTCGGTCTGCACGAGACGACCGACTACTGGAACGGGCAGACGCCGTACGACATTGCGATGGACGAGTTGCGTCACTTCCAGTACGCAGCCCGCTACTACGCCAAGGACCAGATCGCTCCGGCGTTCGTGCCGAACGATCACGGCGAACTTGTGCTCGTGCATGACCGGCCCGAGTACCAGCAGAAGGGCGCGAAACCTTGGAACTGCGCCTACTGCCAGTACAACACCGTGTGCCGCAGCCTGTCCGAAGATGAAGTCCCGGTCGAGATGATCGAGAGGTCGAAGCGTGAGGAGTCCTGAGGCCGCAGCGCATAGCTGGATGCGTTCTGTTGAGTACAACAATCACATCGAGGACGAGATTGAGCGCCAGATCGAACTCATTTGGAACGACAACGACACGATCGCAGGCGCACTTGAACTGTTGACGCAAGACGGTGTCGACATTCGGCTGCTGGACGACGTGGTCCGGCAGTTGGCAACAAACAGGGTCGAACGTGACCTTGAGGAAAGGGCAGGAAACCCATGACCACGCAACTACAAGCCCTCGCAAAGAGGATCCCGAAGTCGTACATCAAGCAGAAGCCAGGAGGGTTCGCGGCTGACTATGTGTCGCACAGTGACGTGCAGCAGATGCTGATCGCGAAGCTCGGTGCGCCGCCGTCGCAGGAGATCACGCAGATCATCCGCAACGCCGAAGGTCAGGTGCAGGGTGTCGTGCTCCGTATGGTGTTCAACATCGACGGGCAGACGACCGTGATTGACGAGATCGGGGAGTGTGAGCGTCCCGGCCAGAACGACGGCCTGAACGCGAAGAACGCCGTGAGTGATGCGGTGAAACGGTGCGCCATGAGGATCGGCCTCGGCCTTGAACTGTGGTGCCAGGAAACATATGTGCTGGACAAGGCACTCGCAACGAAGGAAGAAGACAGCAATGCTGAATGATGGACAGATCCAGAGCATCGAGGGCAACCTCGGACGCGACTGGGAATCGAAGACGGTGACCGTGCAAGGTGTCGAGAAGACGCTGTGGGAGTCGGCTGTTGCCTTGTCGAACGGCAAGGATGAGCCTGCGACGTGGGTCAGCCTGACTGTGTGGCCAAACCGCAACGACAACTCCGACGCCGAGGGCCGTGCGATTGCTGAGGCGACCGGTAAGGGGTCGAAGGTGATGGTGCGTGGCAAGGTCAAGGCCGGTTCGTACGTGAACAAGCAGGGCCAGACGGTGCAGACGTGGGAGATGGGGGTGTACCGGTTGGGTCAGCAGATCCTGCCGCCCCGTGACAACACTGCGGGTGTTGCTGCTGCGTTCCCTGGTGCGACAGTGCAGCAGTACGACGACGCGTCGATGGAGCCGTTCTGATGCAAACACCACACACTGCCGAGAAGCAGCGTGGTGGCATTCCTGAGATGGTGTCGCCAAAAGAACTGTCTGAACTGATCGGCATCAACGTACATACGCTCGCCAACTGGCGCTCCAAAGGACAGGGACCACGCAGCTTCCGTCTTTGTGGCTCCGTCAAGTATGTCGTTCAAGACGTGGCAGCTTGGATCGAGGAAGAACGGCGGGCTGAGCCATGAGTAACGACACTGCGGTGACGCTACGTCTACCCCAAGACGTGCTCGATCGCCTGACCAAGCTCGCAGCGGACGACGGGGTGTCTCGTTCGCTGTTGATACGCCGGTTCCTGCTGACCGGCATCTACCAAAGGGAGGAACTGCCAAGTGGCAGTTAGTCACCCATTCGCCATCGTCCCACTCGGGATGCTTGGCACCGTCTCGGCCAGCGCAGTGTGTGTCTACGCTGTGCTGGCCGAGGCTGCGAACCAGCACCAGACTTCGTGGCCTAGCAAAGCGACCATCGGTGACCGTACCGGGCTGTCTGCTCGGACGGTACAGCGATGCATCGCAGAGTTGCGTGACGAAGGGTGGATTCGTGTCTCAGAACGCAATCGAGACAACGGTTCGCAGACCTCCAACACGTATTTGGTGATGCGTGTTAGGGGAGACACTGGTGTCCTACCCCCCCAGGACATCGGTGTCTCCCCCCCGGAGACAAATTTGTCTCCCCCTGAACCAGACCCAGTAGAACCAGACCCATGTGGTTCTGAACCTTTATTTTCTATCGTCCATCCGCAAGCGGATGAACAACCGAACGAACAACAGCATTTCGACATCTGGTGGGGCGAGTACCCACGCAAGGTTCGGAAGCCTGAGGCCAGGAAGGCTTATGCGAAAGCAGCGAAGAAGGTCGGCCATGACCGCCTATTGGAAGCAATGCGAACGTACCGGGATCGCGATAGCCGAGTGGAAGCAGGGTTCATTCTTCATGCTTCGACGTGGCTCAACCAAGAATGCTGGGATGATGAGATCGTACAATCCCGTCAGAACGACGAGGAGCGCCAATGGGAGCTTCTGAGAGCACAGATGGACTCAGGTACAGGCGATGGGTCGTGAACGCAACAGCGGCGCTCCTGACGCTTCTGACAGCATGCGCTGCGGACGACCCGTTACAGTCCACGACCTCAACCTCGCAGAACTCCGAGCCTACGCCCGCCAAATCGGTGGCCCAGACATCCACGACCGTGCCGCCCTCATCGACTACATTGTCGCTGACGGGCGTGAACGTCGGGTTCGCTGCTGAGGCTACTGCATCAGCGGGTCACGAGGGTTCGATCCCCTCCACGTCCACAACAGTAACCGTCCCGGCAACAACGGTCCCGCCTGCACCCACAACGCAGGCACCCGCCGTGTTCTGGGACACCGTTGAGCGTTGGCGACCAGCCGTTACAGAAGCAGTTTTTGCATTCGGCGGTGGCGATGCTGACGTTCATCGGTTCCTCCGAATCATGCAATGCGAAAGCGCTGGACGACCAGACGCCAAGAACCCCAACAGTAGCGCATCAGGACTGATGCAACATTTGACTCGATACTGGCCCGACCGGGCAGAACGAGCAGGCAGACCAGGGGCCGACGTGTTCGACCCTCAAGCAAACATCTGGGTCAGCGCGTGGCTGGCACTCGCCGCCCCCGAGGGCGGCTGGCAACATTGGGTATGCAAATGAAACATGTCATTCAGTTTAGCGGCGGTGCAGGCAGCTACGCTTCTGCACGTCGAGTCTACGAACGGGGCGAAGGAGAACTAGTCCTGCTGTGCGCTGACACGCGCAGCGAACACGAGGACTGGCGTGCCTTCGTTGACGAGTGCCACGCATCTCTGCCAGGCAGTGAACTCGTCGTGCTTGACCAGGGCGTCGATTGGTGGGATCTGGCAGACCAGCAGAACTTCATCCCGAACCCGCGTGTTGATATCTGCTCTCGCATTTTGAAACGCGAACCGCTGCGAGCCTGGCTGGAGGAAAACTGCGACCCGCAAGACACCGTCATTCATCTCGGGTTCGACTGGCTTGAAGAGCACCGGCTTAATCGGGCACGCCCCCACTGGGAACCGTGGACCATTGACGCTCCGATGATGTGGCAACCGTTTATGGACAAAGCCGATGCGCTTGCGATGATTGCTGAAGCTGGGATCACCATGCCCTCGGCGTACCAGACCGGGATGCCTCACAACAACTGCCTCAAGTACGGCTGCTGCAAAGGCGGCATGGCCTACTGGAAAAAGGTTCTTGAGGTGTACCCCGACGCGTACGCCCGAAGCGAACAGCGCGAGCAGGCATTCCGGGAACGCACTGGTAAAGACGTTGCCATCCTGAAAGACCGGCGTGGCGGCACCACGACTCCACTCCCCCTCAAAGAGTTCCGTCGGCGCATCGAAGTCGCTGCCGAACCCCAACTGTTCGACCCAAACGACTGGGGATCGTGCTCATGCATGATCCCGCAGGAGGACTAATGAAACGACACGAAGCAGCCGACCTCGTAGCCCACGCCAAAACCCTGTGGGGCACAGCGATGAAGATCACCGCCCAGACCGCAGACGAATGGGCACAACACGCAGGCGACCTACACCCCGCCCTCGTACGGCAAGCGCTAGACCTGTACGCCTCCGAAGGACGCGAGTTCCCACCGCCGCTCGGCACACTCATGGCACGAGCACGAGGACTACGACCCAAACGATCTTGGGACAACGACAGCAACGAAATGCAATGCCACGAATGCTCCGGCCCCACACTCATCGACCGCAACGGCCAGCGACAAGCACACTTCGCACACTGCCCCACCTACGGCACTGGACCACTCAAACTAACGAAACCCGCTGCCGATCCTGAGTGGTATGTTGTGTAAATGGACTTCGACGGTGACGAAGACTTCGCAGGACTACTCGTAGTCGGATGGGACAAGTTCGACAACGTGCCCATCGCAGCAACCACAGTCGAACCTTGGCTCGATCTAACGATCCATCAGGAACGAGCCGTGTGGCAGCTAATCGCAGAGATCGCGCTTGAGAACTGCGCCCGGTTCGCCGTGCCGGACACTGTTGACGACATGTTCCCAGAATAAGAAAACCCCCCTGGAGCAATGCTCAACAGGGGGGTTTCATATTGCGGGTGTTTCAACAGGCCAAACCATAACCCGTCGTAGGATCTCCCTACGCACCATGCCCGCAACTACTTCTTCTTGGCTTCCTTACGGATCTTACCAAGCAGAGCAACCATGTGAGGCGACTCGTACACGCCGGTCATGCGGCCCTTCGCGATCACCTCTCGCCAGTGGTTAGGCGAGTCGATGACGGCGGTGCCTTCGCCTGGGATACCGACTCGGTATTCGTCGGTGTTGCTGTCGTAGGTCAGAAACATGCCGGAGCTTTCTGGTAGGGGGCCGTCAACCCAGCCCGAACTTGTAAGAGCCTGAAGATGCCACCACTCGCTGCGGACAGTCTGCTTCAAACCCCATTTAGCGAGGTACGGCTTGACCGCACGGTCAGCCATCGCCCGAGTCACACCGACCGGACGCTTCAAGTCTACAGCGTGCCCGTAGCCGTCTGCCTGCTCCATGTGCCACGACCCACGAGGCTTCCACGCATACGGGAAACTCTTGCCGGTACGCAGGATCCGGTCAGGGTTCGCAGCTAGGTTGCCGCGTCCAGCCTTGTACCGGTCGTACAGCGCCTTCTGCTTGGAGTACAGCCGCACGGCAGGGTACGTCCCGTAACGGCGCAACGCAGGCTCCGACAACAGGCCCCTGATACGGAACTCCAGAATCGGATGAACCCCACGCAGGTTGGCGTCGAGCGACATCAGTCGTTCAGGTCAGCTTCGGTCGCCGCATCAAGGTTGACCATCGACGGGTTAGCGCCGCCGATCGGACCCTTGATCGCAGCATACGACTTCACGATGGACAGCAAACCAGCGATGGCGGAAGCCTTCAGCGAGTCGCCCAGACCAACGTCAAGCATGCCAGCACCATCAGTACCGACGAGAGCAATAAGAGTCTGACAAAAAGCAGATACAGCACGCTCAGCGGAATCCTTGAACAAAGCAGTAGAGAACATGGTATACACCTTAGCTCAATCGTCGCTCAGGATCACGCCCACAAGGTGAGCAAACAAGCTCGCCCCGGCGATCCACAGACCCCACTCAAGGGTCCGGCCCGACATGGTGATCAGCACCAGCCCGACGCCGCCGACCGTCCAGGCCAGCGCAGACGACTCCCGCAGCACCGCCTTCACAAACCTTCTAATCATTCCTACTCCTAGAGCCTCGGGATGGTCCTCCAGTAGTAGGTGCCGACCCTGGCGTGACAGGCGCAGGCGGCTTCGGTCGTGCAGCACCTGCTGCTACAGCGACACCGGCAGATTGTACCGCAATGATCGCACGACGATCCTCAACGGACACACGGCTACCAGCCGGGACGTACTCCTCGGTAGCGCCAGCAAAGATGTCCACTTCTGCTTCGAACGCTTCTTTGACTTCGTCGTCAGCTTCTTGGATCGCTTCTGCGACCTGCCCGATCTGATCGTCTGACAACTCGTCGTAGTCGATGTCCTCGATGGCTTCTGGGGTGATGTCGTCAGGCGGCGGCAGGAGAGTCGTCGTCGTTGTTGGGGGGATCGTTGTCGTGGGGGGCAGCGAGGTTGTCGTGGTAGGCGGCAACGTGGTCGTCGTACTCGTAGTAGTAGACGTTGACGTTGAGGTCGTCGGCGGGATCGTCGTCGTCGGCGGCAATGACGTAGTGGTCGTGGTAGGCGGCACCGTCGTAGTCGGGGGCGCGGTCGTTGTTGTCGTTGTCGTCGTGGGCGGCAGCGTCGTGGTCGTTGTAGTTGGCGGGACCGTCGTAGTCGTCGTGGTCGTCGTTGAAGTGGTAGATGGCGGAGCCTCCGTAGTCGTGGTCACCGGGACCGTCGTCGTCGTCGTTGTTGTGGGAGCAAGCGTAGTCGTCGTTGTAGTCGTCGTCGTAGTAGTCGATGTCGTCGTAGTCGAGGTGGTCGTGGTGGTCGCTGGAGGGGAGTATCCCTCGCTGGACCAGCTAACGGTTCCTGAGCCTTCTGGAACATCCATTCCAGATTGCTCTTGGTACGTTCGGAATCTGAGTACATAGTCACCAGCAGACGGCGTCAGATGCAGCTTCGAGCTGTAGCAGTTCTGGTCGTTGTGGTTGCCGTCGTCGTCATCAGCAACGATATTGCCGTCAACGTCAAACAACCTCAGCCAAGGATCAATCATTGTGCTGTGATCAAACTCGGCACAAGCCACATCAGAATCAAACGTCACATGCAGCAACGTCTCGCCGTCCAGGGTCAGGGCGTGGTCGTAATACGTTTCATCAGGGCTGAGGGCGACGCTCGTCAAAGCCTGCGCCGCTGGCGCAAACCACGCTGTAATGTAGAAGAACACCAGCAAGGCTTTGCTGGCCCGCCGCCACGCCCGCACGGGAGGACACTACCAGATGAGCAAAGCCAAGCAGAAAGGCACCACAGGCGAGAACGAGATCCTCGCACTACTGCAAGACGCAGGGTTTGCTGACGCTCACCGCACCGAAGCATCCCGAGAATCGCACGACATCTGGTGCGGCCCGTTCACCGTCGAAGTCAAGTTCCGCAAAACATGGGCGCTGTTCGACTGGATCCCGAAACTCCGCAAGGTTGCAGGGGATCAGCCGTGGGTCCTGTTCGCGATCCACGGCGACCGCCGCACCGACAAAGGCCGACAGGTCGGACGGGTCGCGGTGTTAGACGCCGACTTCGCAGCCGAACTTATGCAGCATTGGTGTGCTACAGTGCCGTCCCGTGGACGCAGCGACGGGAATACTAACGATACTCAGCGTCCTGCTGCTGCCGTGGATGGCATGGGTCAGCAAGATCCTTATTAGCATCCAGGTCCGTCTTGCCCGTGGCGAAGAGAACTTTGATCGCGTTCGGGACACGCTAAACGACCACGAAGCCAGACTGCGAGCGCTAGAAGCGCGTTAGACATAATCAGGTCGAGCAGTCTGCTCAGCCACACGATTCTTTGACCAAGCGCCGCAAGCCATGCACTGAAACCTGCGGTACGTCATCGACTTCGTAGCACGCACACCGTTCGATACAAGCGGCCCGCCGCCGCACTGCGGACACGCATCCGGCTTGTTCATCATCAACGCCACGTTCGGATGGTTCGGGATCCAAGGCAGCAACCGGTCGTAAAGCTCTTCGGTGAGCCGCACGTCTTGAATGTTGTACTTCTTCATCAACGCCCAGGCTTTGTCGTCGCCCATCATGCAGTCACGCCACAAATCAAAGCCGGTGTGCGGGGTCTTCTTGCCGATGCCCAACGCCTCCGAAACGTGGGTCAGTTTGTTGGACGGGAACTTGAACTGGGACCGGACCGTCTTCAGCAGGTCAATGTCAACGTGCGGGGCGGCAGGCCCAAACCCGGCCAGCAGAAACTCACGCTGCAAATGTTTCACGTCAAACGCTTTGCCGTTGTAATGAATCAAAGCGTCGGCCTCGGACAGTAGCTCGTGTGCGGCAAGCACCATGTCGTCGTGGCCGTCGTGATGATCCGAATAGAACATCACCTTCTTCGAACCGTGCCACTTCGCAGCGAAACAAATCACCGAACCGGTCTTCTCGATCTGGTTCAAACCTACGTTCTGGTTCCACAGACCCCAGATGTAAGCAAGGTTCGGACTCGTTTCGATGTCGATCACGAGCTTCTTCATATCCACAACCTCCCTGTCGTGTTGTGCATAACTCTATGGCACGGTCAGGATGCGGAGTGTCATGGTGCCTTCCCACCAGTCGCCATCAGCCGACAACTGCTCCGCAGACATCGACATCTGGTCAATCACCACCGTGTCAGAACGCGACCCTTCCTGATACGTCACGACCCGTTTCGCGACCATCAGCGCACGCAAAGCGTCATACTCGCCCTGCGGGTCTTGCTGCACCGCAGCACCCATACCCCGAGAAGACGCCACACGCTTCTTCATCACGACCGGCAACACAATCTCGTCAATACGGGTCGGGGCCGGGAACGCCAACAACTGCCACGACTCCAAGTTCGGGCCAGCAGTCGTCGTCATAGCGTCACGTTCCAACGTGAACTTCACCGTGTACTTGTCCGACAAGCTGTACTCAACAACCTGCGACACCCGGTCAGCCAACGTCAGCACGGCGAGATCGTTGCCGGTGTCGGGCGTGAACGTCACCTTGATCGTGCCCTGCACCGGAGTAGCGACACCGTTGTAGAACAGGTCTTCGTCGTTGTACGTCTCGCCAGACTGGTTGTAATCGCTCGTGTTCTCAGCGACAGCCAACGTAGGCGCAGACCGCACCTCAACCTGCCGCAGCGACTTATCAAACTGCGAATTCCAGCGCACGTCACCGACCGTCAACGTGCCCGAAGCGACACGGTCACCCGACTCGGCCTCGCCCTGCACACCGTTCGCAGCATCAACAAAGAACGTCTTCCGGTTCGAACGAGCAACCCACGTCACGTTCCCAGGCGTCGAACCAGTCGACACCACGTCCGACGCCCACGCAGGCACCAACGTGTCAGTGAACACCGACAGGTCAGCCCGATACACCTGACCGTTAGCGGTCCCGAACCACACGAACCGGTTGCCGGTCGCTAACGAGAACGCTTCGCCGCCGTTATCAACAACAGGTCCGTAGCTGACGCTGCCGTCCTGATTCATCGCAGCGACCCGCAACCCTTCCGTCGTCGCGATAATCAACAGACCACCGTACGACTCGATCGCGTTGACACGTTCGCCGTGCGGCAAATCAGCAACCTGCGCTGGCTGATTCAACAAACCGTCCGCATCGGTAGAACAGAAAAAGATCGAGCCGACATCCTCGGTGTTTGCCGCAGCGTAAATACCGGTAGGACCGGCAGCCACATCAACCCACGCAAGGTTGTGGTCAATGGCGTCGTAGTCCAGCGACCCGGCAACGAGCGTGCCGTTCGCTGCGATGTCACCGATGTGGTTGCCGTCCATCTCGATCAGTCGGCCAGATACCAACCGGATCTTGTCTGGCAGCGTTGAGTGACCGGTCAGGATTGACGGCTGGGTCGTCGTGCCGATCGGTGTCGTATGGACTTTGAGCGCGCCGCCGTACGCCACAAACACCGTCACGCCATCAGAATCAAAGTCCGTGATCGTCTGCGCTGGGCTAATAGAAGTGACCAAGTTCCACGTCGGTGTTTCATCAGCAAAGGTTGACGAGTAGTACAGATCAGTGCCCGAAGCGACATACATGTACTCGGTGCCGTTACCAAACACCTTCATAATCACGTCATCGCCCGTGTTGCCCTTGTCCTCACACAAAGGCAACAACGACAACTGGCCCTTCGTCCACGGGTCAACACCCGACGACGTGTAGAACCGGCGACGATCCGAATCGTCGTTATCGAAATACTCCTGACCGGCACCGTACGACCAGTCAGTCTGCGACCGCACCCAAAACTGGGTGTTCAACCGGTTCTCGCCCGCCTCGCCCGACGTGTCCCGCTGCTCACGCAGAGTCGGCACAGTCGTGCGACTGTACCCTTCCGTCTCAATCAAATACGACCGGCCGTCAAGCGTGACAGGCAGCCGCTCCGCAGCGTGCGCCATCGCTACACCCCTCGATAGATCGAAGTCTGCGTCCTACCACCCGAACGAGTCCACGTTGCCGGGTACTGGCTGTACAAGCGAGTCGTTTCAGCGTTGATCCGGTCAAGGCGCAGCGCCCGCAGGTCACGCATCGACGCCGAGATTGCGCCAGACACGACCTCTTCAGCAGACCGCGACGACCCCTGCTCATCAAGGAACTCGCGTCGGATCGGACGCGACGACATCAACCGCAACGCTGCACCCAACGCAGGCAGATCGTACGCCTCAGGATGCAGGCCGGTCGTGGACAGGGCAGTGGTGCCGTCGGTCAGGGTGCCGAACCCGCACTTGTACAAGACACGCACCGTCTCGCCAGGCCACGCATCCGAATGCAGGATCAGGCCATAGCCTGACGGGAACGCTGACGTGTTGCGGTCGCGACGCAACGCATACTCGGTGATCGCAGGCTCTGACGCCTCCGACCCAGGATCCGAATAGGTGACCTGGTAAATCGACAAGATGTCGTCGGTGACGCCGGTCAGGTCGTAGCCGTCCTGGGCAGCGTTGAACGTGACCTCAACATTCTTGATCTGGAACAGGCCGTGCTGCGGAGACGACAAATCACGCAACTCGTGGTTCAGCGCGTCAAGGATCTGGTAGGCAGGGAACTTCGGGTTCACGGTGACAAGGTCACCGATTGAGTGTGACGCAGCCTCCGACCCTTTGTAGCCACGCTTCACCGTCGCCAACCCGGCATCCGACACCGAGAACACATACATCAACTCAGTGCCGACCTCGATCGTTGCGCCGGGAACCACACCGGGCACGACAGCGGACGGCAACGCAAAGCTCACCGACGTAGCCGATGCGTCCAGCGCACCAGCAAGCGTCGCCTGCTCTTCTACATAGTCAGTGAGAAGCAGGTCACGCGTCTCATCAATCCAAGTCTGAGCAGTCATTATTCACCCAACGCATCCCGCACAAGTCCCATGCCACGCTTCCGACCGGTAGCGGTCGAAAACGTCTTGCCGGAGTTTACCTCATGCTTGTCTTCCGCTTTGGCTTCCAACCGAGCGGACCCATTGATCGACGGCGGCTGCACACCGTTCTTCCGCAGACGCTTGTACGCGTCCATGTCAGCCACCTTCTCCTTCTCAGCCTGCTTCGTCGCCTCCAAGTCAATGACGTTGTTGCGTGACGGGACTGCCGACGGCGACACATACGGCATCCCCAACATGCGGCCCATCACCGCACCACACTCCAAACAATGCATCTCAGGGTCTTCCTTGAACCCATGCACCGTTTCTTCAACAGCACCGCACACTTTGCAGCGGTAGTCGTACCTTGGCATCAGCGCACCTCCACGGTGTATCCAGCGCCAACCAGCGCATCCAACTCTTCTGATGTTAGATCAGTCGGTGATTCGTGCCCGCCCAGCAACGTGCGGCTAATCAACGTCGGATCGCCCGGTTGCCGGGTCGTAACCGCACCGCTGGTCAGAATGAAGATGTTGCGGCCACGGCCACCCGGTGTACGGAACCGCGCCAAGCGACGAGCGGGATCGTTGGTGTGGTACGGGACCACGTCGATCTGCGGCAGAATGTTCTCAATGGTTGGTACATAACGCATCGAGAGGTCCAGCGACGGGACTGTGCTGGTTGCTGCGATCTGCGGACGTGCCACCGTGACACCCGTGCCCTCGGTGATGGTCGGGTCAGGGACCGTAGAGGTTGCTGCGACAGCCGCAGGCGTGACCGTGACCCCGGTGCCTTCGGTAACGGTCGGGTCTGGAATGAGTCCAGAACCGGACACGGTCGCAACATTGACTGTGACGCCAGCACCTTCGGTGACGGTGACTGCTGGCAGTGCTGCGGTGCCGGTGACCGTGTCGGCCTGGACCGTCGTAACGATCTCGACGGTGACAGCCGGTGTAGTCGCCGCTGTGGCGATGACAGCAGGGGTGACGGTGACGCCGGTGCCTTCGCTGACGGTGACGGCAGGGGCTGTTGAGGTGGCTGCGATGGCTGCTGGTGTGACGGTAACGCCCGAACCTTCAGTAACCGTGACTGCGGGTGCTGTGGAGGTGCCTGCGATGACGGCAGGGGTGACGGTGACGTTGACTACGACCGTGCCGTCGTACCTGAGGAGGTCTTGACGGTAGGTGTTTGTTGACCGGTATGCGGTCATCGGACTACGCCGCCTCGGGTTCTAGCGCCTCAGACTCAGCCGGACGAACAGGCTCAACAATCACACGCCCGTCATCATCAGTCCATTCCGTGTCGTACATATGCTGATCGTGCCGTTCACCAACAACAAGCCAATCAACCATGTCAGCACACGCCGCATCCTGCGCCGTAATCGTCAGCGTTGAACCCGACACAGAACCACGCACAGCAGTCCAGCCTTCGTTGTTTACGATGAAACATTGCAGGTCACGGTTAAGCAGTTCAAAGGTGCCGGTGGTCATGCCTGCGGCTTCGTCAAGGTCAACCGTTGCAGCGCCGTCCACAAGAACGACTCGGCCTCGATAGAGGTTGTCGGCTTGTGGTGCCTCAACAAACGAATGGACAAGGTTGTGGGTTTCTGCCATTGCTGGCAGCGGATGCGGGATCTTGAACGAACCCGAGTTTTTTGACAGCGAGCCGTTTACATCTAGCTTTGCAGAAGGCGACAACGTGCCAATACCGACATCGCCGTTTGACTGAATTGTTACTTGGTTTGAGTTTCCTGATCGAAGTCTTAGGTTATCGCCGTCGGCGCGGATGCCGACATAAGCGCTGCCCGTCGTTGAGTTATCCACCAAGCTGACAATCGCTCCAGCATCAGTCGACTCAAACGTCGCGCAGTTGTTCACGGTGCCAGCGTTGACGTGAAGCAGCGCCGAAGGCGAGGTCGTGCCGATACCGACCTGGCCGTCGCTCTCAATCGTCATCACCGTGCTGTTGTTGTAGCCGCGGAACTGAAGGTCGTTGGTCGACGTGTCAAACACAAAGCCGCCACGGACAAGATCAACGCTGTCACCAAAGTAAAGCGCCGGATCAGTGCCATCGCTCGAAACAATACGAATCTCAGGGTTGGAAGCTCCCCGCACCTCAAGCTCAGCAGTAGGCGACGCAGTACCAACCCCAACACGATTGTTCGTCGCATCCACATGCAACGTGCTTGTATCAACCGTCAACCCAGCAAGCGACGGAGCAGTCGACCAACTAGACGTGCCTGAACCCGTGCCAGCCAACACCGAATCAGCAACAGCAGTCGAAGACCCAGTACCAACCTTCGTTTCCAACGCAATAATCGCGCCAGAATGATTCGTATGGACAGCATCATGCTCAAACCCAGCGTCGTCCATTTCCGTCGTAGACAACGGCGACGGCTGCTCCGTGCTGGTATCTAGCGACCCTGGGTAGTTCGTAGCCATTAGCCCTCCAGGGCTTCAAGACGGGCCGTCAACTCCTGCACCGCTTTCACAAGCATCGGGATCAACACAGAAGCCTTCACGTTCAAAATCCCGTGCTCATCCTCAGCCACCAAACCAGGCGCAACAGTCTGCAACTGCTGAGCAGAGAACCCAAGCAAATCCTCCGACGGCACATCAAGATCAACAATGTTGCCTTCGTCATCAGTCGTCTTCGTCAAACGATACTTGATGACTTCCATGTCGTTGATCTGCGCCAACCGGTCACCGGAAGGACCAAGAACGTCCTTCAACCGAACGTCAGAAATACCGCCGTAGCTGGCCGTCGAGGTCGCCACGTCGCCGTTGGCGTACACAATGAACTTGTTAGCGCCCGTACTGCCCACGTCAGACCGGCCAAGAATGATGCCTTCAGTTGTGGTCGCTGTGCTGCGATAAAAATCGACAGCGTTCGCAGAGTTCGTGCTCAACGCACGGCCAGCGGTCAGCGTGCCAACCGAGAACGCCGTGTCAACAGCGACGGTCGCTGCCATCTTGGCAGACGTGACAGCGTCATCGTTGATCTTCGCAGTCGTTACCGCACTGTCGTTGATCTTCGCAGTCGTGACTGCACTGTCGTTGATCTTTGCAGTTTCAACAGCGCTTGCTGCCAACTCTGCGGTGTCAACAGCCCCAGCAGCAATAGCATCAGCCGTCACCGAATCAGTCGCCAAATGCTCCGCAGCGACCGCGTCATCAGCAATCTTCGCACCAGTCACCACATCGGCACCAAGCTCCGTCGTCCCGACAGCACCCGCAGCAATCTTCGCCTGGGTGACCTGATCGTCAGCAATGTGCTCAGTGTCAATCGAGCCAGCAGCGTAATGCTCCGAGTCGATCGTGTCGTCAGCGATCTTTGCGCCGGTCACCGCATCCGCAGCGATCATCGCAGTAGCAACCGTGCCCCACACCGATGTGCCCGAACCGGTACTCGTCAGAACAGTGTTCGCAGCCGGTTCCGAAGCCCCCGTACCAACCTTGTCCTCAATCTCGCGAATCGCCAAACCCACGTTCTGATGCAACGCATGATGAGCAGGCCCACCGTCGGTAGACGACAACGCCTCATCAGCCGACGGATGCGTACCGTCGCCAACCGTCGAAACGTCATCTTTCGAAACAGGGAAGTTAGCAGCCACGGGTCAACCTCACGGGGTCAGATCAAGAGTGAAGATGCCAGACGCGTTGAACGACAACACAAAGTCGCCAGCAGACGACGACTTGTCCGCACCAAAATCGATGTACGCAATCAACGGGTCGCTCGCCAACGAATCGTCATAGATGACAGCGCCACGAGCCGTGATCGTTGATGACGCCCACGTCACATCGTCAGCGTCAAACGTGATTGTGCCGCCCGACTGCGTCAGGGTCACCGAGGTCAGCGACTCGCCACCAGCGGTGTAGCCGGTACCGACTACCTCGTTGGTGACATCGGCTTTGAAGTCGTGCGTGCCGAAATCAGGGGTGTAGGACGACGTGACAAGCATGACCTTGAACCGGTCAGCGGTCGTGTCGTCCAGGTCAAGGGCAAGATCGTTCTTCAGAGCGTTGAGGAACGTGATGCCGTACATTCCGCTAGCCATTACCGCTTCCTGCCATTCTTCTTCTTATTGTTGGTTTGCATCGAAGCCGCCTTCTTAGCGGCCTTGCTGTACGGCTTACCCTTAGGCATAACAACTCCAGACAACGAGAAAGAGGGGCCGGGCCACGCACCCGACCCCCCTTCACACTACACCATCAACGCTTATCAGTTAGCGCCGATGCTGGACGAGGTTTCGATCCGCTGGAGCGAAGCCTCACGGAAACGGCTGTAACCGACGAGGTGGTACCAGCCGACCGTCTGGAAACGACGGAGGCTGTCGGTCACGGGACCGAACACGACGGACGGGTTCTCACCGAAACCAGCGCCACGGCTGTGAGCCTTGGCGAGCGCCTGCTTACCGCAGATGACGGTGTTGTAGGCGTCCACGGTGGAGGCGCCGCCGTCAGCGGTGAAGTCGATACGCGGGGTCTCGATGAAGTCCACGCCGCCGAAGGTGCCGATGCTGCCCATGCGGACACCGGAGCCGTCCTGACGGATCTGGTACTGGATCACGTCGGTGACAGCGGTGTCTTCACGAAGGTCGTACGACACGTCCGGGTGGATGAAACCGACGTACACGCCGCCGTCCATCGTCGGAGCCGAATCGCCACGAAGCGCAGCAACAGCCTGACGGATAAGCGACGCCGTAATGGTGTCCTCAGCGGCCAGGGTCGCGGTCGAGGTGGCATCGCCGCCGTAGGAGACGTTGCTGCCGCCAACAAGGACATCCTGAACGACCTTGTCGATCGAGTTCGCCATGTTGTAACCGATGATGTTCGCAGCATCAGCATCCACGTTGAGGAACGAGGTGCCACGAAGCTTCGCCGTGGTGGTGACAGCGTTGCCGTACTCGGCAAGGGTCACGGTAACGGTCGAGTCGCCAAGGGCAACAGCGGTCACATCCGAAGTCTCGGTCAGAGCCGAAGTGGCCTGAGCAAGATCGTTGTAGATGTTGAACTGGACAGCAGAGCCAGGGTGCGACTGGTTGGTCGACTTGACATCGGCAACCATCTCGAACATCGGCTGGCTACGCAGCGCGAAGTAGGCAAGCTGTTCAAATGCAGTGGTATCCGAAGACACCGAAGAGGTAGAGGTATAAGCCATGATTGGGATTCCTTCCCATCAGGCCCATCCGAGCTACATCAGACTGCTGCGTTCCAAGTGTGGCCGTGCGCCTCCATCAACTCCCGCAATTCCTCAGGGTTCTTCGTCTGACGAATCAACGTATCGAGTTCAGGATTGGTAACAGGACCAGCATCGTCAGCCGCCATCGCGATCCGCTGCTCAGCCCCATAATCAACCTGGGGTTGCTGCGCCTGCACCGGCTGTCCGGTAAGGCCCAGTTCGGCAGCTTCTGCACGAATAGCGTCCACAGTCATCTCGCCGTCGTAGCCCCGCATGAAGTACTGACCCTGCTTTGAGCTTGGATCAACACCTGCGTCACGGAACGACAACTCGCGCTGCAACTGCGCCAACTGTGCGACAGCTTCGTCCCCGGCCTTAGCCCGGTCTTCTAGCTCGCGTCGCCAGTTTGGCTTCGATTCTTGGCTAACAGAGTCTTCAGCCTCGGTGGGCATTTCATCTGTCATATGTCACTCACCTTCGATACGCGTCTACAACGGTGGAATGCAGACGGAGGATGGATGGAACAGCTCACCCCGTATGGGGGCCGATCCATCCATGATGTTAGGTGCGCTTTACAGGATGCGTCAAGTGGCACTCACTGCTGCGAACAACGACGGCTGATTGTTCACGTCGTCAAGCCACCGCAGCACTTTCGGCAGGTTCACATCAGGCGCAAAGACCAGATAGGTGCCATCAGCAGAATCGCACCCAATCCAATCGGCGTACCGCAACCGCCGTAAGCTGTTGACTCGCCCCATATGCGCCCAGATGCGACGGGCGTTTGCTTCGGCAACAATTGACCGCACTTCCGGCCCAAGCTTCCATTCGGTTGTGCCGCCCACAAACACTGCGCCGATCTCGCCCCACGGGACTGTGTCAACCGTTGCGCCATCTTGAAGCACAATTGCCAACGGCACCGGCCAACCGTCCTTCGGGAACGACTGCCACCGGTCAAGGGTTGCAGCCCAATCGCCAACAACGTCAGGAACGCTGGCAAGGACCGACCGAGGGTACTCGGCAGTTAGTTTGCGATAACGCTCAACTGTAAACGCTTCAGGCTGCGTAAAGCATCCGTTGTCAATCAGAGTGCGTATCCGTGACTCGACTTTGTTGCCTTGCCCTGGCGTGACAATCGCCCCGAAATCATCTTGAGTCGCCATCGCGTTGCGGATTGCAGGCGTCGATGGGTTGCCAAAGTAAATCAACTATCGCCAGGGACCATGACTGTCATGTCAACCAGCGGCTGCTTGTAGCGGCGTCGAGTCATCCCAACGAGCGGAAGCGCAACAGCAATCATCACAGCCTTGCCGACAATCTGACCGCTGATGTAATCCAGCGATCCGAACGCAAGCCAGAGGAACACCATTGAGTCAACAATTGACCCGACAATGTTTGATGCCACAACAGCAGCAGGCCAGTTACGTTCGCGCAGCGGAGCGTAAACGCCAAGGTCAAACAGTTCTGCGAGTAGGAAAGCAGCGCCGGACGCAACAGCGATTGACGTAACGCCGCCAGGAATTGACACGGCGTCGCTCAGAAGCCACGACAAACCAGCGCCAGCAAGGATTGCTGGCACGACAGCACGCACCCCGCCGTACTCATGGATTGCATCGCGCAGGCCGAACGTCAGCCCAGCGAAGAACACTCCAGCGGGTGCGGTAAGCCCGAACCCAATGTCAACGACACCCCAGGTTTCAAGCGCCCAGTTTGCTCCGATGATTGCCAGCAGGAATGCAGCGACAGTTGCGCCTACCTTCATGACGGATCTCCTTGTGTAAGCCGTGATACCAGCTTATCACCTGGCACGACCAAGACCGGACGCCCCGGCCCCAGTCACAAGCGAACCCATCTGACGGCGACCACGCTGCTGCCGCTGCTGACGCAAACGAGCCACGTCAGCAGTCGCCTCGGAATCCAGCCCGAACTCGGCTGCGGCCAACTCAGAAGTCGTCACCGCCTGCTCCTCACCGAGAAGCTGCTGCGTCAAACCGCGCTGCCCCTGAAGCCGCTCAGTGATCTCACGACGCTGCACACCAAGATCAGCAAGCTGCTCAGCAGTCTGCCGCTCAAACCCACCGCCCAGTGTGCCCATCGCCGCAGACGACAACCCGGCAGCTTCCATCTGCAACCGCTGCTCGATCACGTTCACGCCACGCTCAGGGTCCAAGAAATACGCAACAAGCTCGCCCTCGTTCTGAACACCGATCCCGTACAGATCCCGCAACTGCATCTTCAGGTTCGGGTCAACCGACTGGACCGCTGCCGCTGCCATTGACACGCGCTGCGTCATCTCGTTCGGTGACACGTCGTTGCCGATAAACGCCGCTAGGTCGTCGGGCGAGTCGTAGAACCCTTCAGGGATGCCAGCAGCCATCAGGGTCTGCTTGTAGCTGCGCTCAAGGCTGATGTACTCGGCAGGCGAAATGCCTGCCAACTTGTTGTCGGTTCGCATCTGCATGCCCTTGAACCGCTCTTGGAACGATTCCGATTCCCGCAGGCGCAACACGACAGCCTCGGTAGACGACCCGTCAATCAGCATGTTGTACGCCTCGCTGGTCAGGTCTTCTAGCCCGTACTGTCGAAGCGTGTCTCGGATGATCTCAACGGCATCGCGTGCATCCTGCTCTTCTTGAGCAGAGATCGCGAGGTCGTCTTCGGTTACGTCCATCGGGGGAATGTCACTCATCAGGCCACCTCACCAAACACCTTGCCGATCGAGAACGCCAACGCCCTCGCAGAATCCTTAGCCTGCGACGACTGCTGCCACTCATCCAAACCACGCACATACTTACGGACCTCGCCCAACGTCATCGGACGAGCCTCGCCAGTGCCCGTATCAGGAATGAACTGAATCACGTCACCGAACTCTTCGTAC